GTCGCCCCTCGGTACGATTAACTCAGTATACATCTGAATTTTGTTTATCTTGCTGAAGTTACATGATCCAGACGGCTGGAAATTCTCGGGATTCAATGAAAACGAGAAGTTGTAAATGCCTGTTTTGGGAACTTGTGTGTGATGCTGATAGGGTTGGACGATGTTATAGTAGTAATTATCTTTCGCTTCTTGTCGATCCACACCGTTAAATAAAAATTTCGCCGAGCGAAGTATTTCTCCGTTCACAGACGACTCCGAAAAATCCCGCGTATCCGTTATATTGGGTTTTTCGTTTATTTTAAGAGTATCCCAATCGGTGAAATCGTACCACCTGTTATGCAAACCACGATCGTTTCTAGCGATGACCCATATGAATTCTTTGACAGGATTGTGAACATCAATGTCGACCATGTTGAATTTATTGAGGTCATCATATGAAAATCTCACGACTTGTTCTACGAGATATTCCTGATTCTTCGTGGCAAAAAATGTTCTTTCGGTTGTATCAAGAAAAATGTAGTTGGCCTCTATGTATGGATCTATGAACAAGGAGTTGTTCTGGATATTGAAGTAGTCACTACATTCATCTGGCGTGGGCTTTCTCGTCGTGCTTTCTTGATACGGTGTCTTAGACAAACCTAACGTAAATATATCCACCAAAGGTCTCAACTCGACGTGGACTTCTACCGTATGGTACTGAAGCGATATGAGTGGAAGTGCGAGACCGGGGATTTTGTTGAACCAGAAATGCAATGGTAAGTAAACCTTCCGGCCGAATATTTGAATATCGCCATCTATGTATTTTTTTGAGTAATCATCTGGTGCGTATATGTCAGCGACATTCCCGATGATCTTGGAGTAGCCATACGTTTTATCAGAACTCAGTGACAATTCAGCCCAAATGTGAAGCCATTCACCATATTGTTTATCGATGATGTTTCCTCCGATCGAAATGTAATAGTTATCAACGATCACCTCGCCAAGGTTTTGTACGAATTTAAACTTTTCCCCCGATTTTTTTGGTATATTTGGTAACGTAAAAACAAAGTACATATTTTGCAACATGTCTCCATTTCGATCTATTTTGCAGCTCAAGAGCGTTTTCTCTTTGATGTGCATTGTGTTTTTACTAAAATTCAATCTCATACTTTCCATGCTGAAATTGGTATATGTTTTGAAAACCTTCTTAAAAAACGACAGTTTTGGATTGCCGTTCAAATACAAATTCTGACCACCCACTGCTACCAATTGAATAAGTCCCCCGGGCATTATTGTATATTACTTTATATTACTTCAGACTTCTCTTTAAGCCGATTATACGCGGCGAATTTACTAAATCACCCGGTCCAACCACCAGAGCAGTCAGTCGCAGCGCAGCTGTCATGAAATATACAATTTGTGCACGATCGTGTTCACCCTTTTGAACAACTCTCTCTTTTCGTGATTTTCATTTGCTTTTATGTGCTGTAATACCTCTTCATAAGTGAACCAGGCGACGTTCCTGACTTCTTTAGCTTGTTGCACATTACTCGCATCGAATTTCACAGCAGAAGCATCTCCTACATATTGGGCCATATAATATACATTTCGATACCTAATACCATTCGATCCATTAAATACTTCTTCGAATTGCTTGGTGGTGTCATGCAGAACTATCTTTTCGTGAAAACCAACCTCCTCTTCGAACTCGCGTAAAGCACATTTCAAATCGGACTCGTATAACCTTCGACGCCCTTTGGGTGCTTCCCAAATTTGCTCCGAAGCACACTCAGTGTTTGCTGCGAATATGTTTAAATTGACGAATTGGATCTCGCCTTCGATTCTTCTTATGTAAACCCCGGCCAACAGCTTGTTAAATTTCATCTGTGATTTGTTGAATTCCTTCTGAAATTTTTGATTTTGTTGCTCGCTCGAATGACTCCATAACCTTGTCCAAAGGTCAGTGAACTTTGAATTTGTTATCAATGTCTTTTCAGAAGAAGTCATCTTGGAAAAAAGCTTTTGTATGTATGTGTAATTGTTAAGCTCGTACTTTCCGCGCAGGAATTCTGTATACGCAATACTATCTTTCTTTTGCACTAATATGTACTTTATCTCGCCATCGATCCGTTTAAAGCAAATGAGCCCATAACTACTTACTGGAAAATTACAAACCTTGGAAGTGTGCCCATATACTCCACAATTTAAACAACTGACACTGCTGTGACCACGACGCATTTGATTTCTTTAACAATCTTTCTTTTATATGATTTTTCACCGTCGACATGAAAACCATTTAAAAAAAACACTCGTCAATATATTCATCATGACCAGAGAAGATTTCAAAAGAAATGATATCGACCCTAAAAAACACGATCTTATTTTTCAAGCTCTTGATTGGTACCCGACCGATATCAAAAGACAAAATTTCAATATTTCACTTGACGACACGAACCCCGACGCCGTACATGAAGAGGAAGCAGATGACCCACAATACTGTGTGAAATGTTTTGGTGTCGATTCACGAGGTAGATCCATCGGACTGACAATTTTCGACTACAAACCATTCTTCTTCGTGCACATCAAGGGTCTCGACTTTAAAGAAGGCAACACATACAAGCACATCAAAAGCAAGATTCTAGACGAGCTGAATGTCAAATTCAGATGCCAAATCAGCGATGTGTCCATGGTTGAAAAAGTCAATCTATACGGATTTACAAATGGCGAGAAAATACAATTTTTGAAGCTCACATTTCCAAATTGGAGATCGTTCAAACATGCCAGCTACAACTTCAAATCCATTCGCTTTAGGTCAAGAGAATTTCCCATAGAGCATTTTGAATCAAATCTAGAACCCCATTTGCGGATGTTACACATACTGGATGTACAACCGTCTGGTTGGATCAAGATTACGGCAGGCGAATATAGATTTAACGACGATCATTTGGTGAGTTCCACTACACTCGATCTCGAGACATCGTGGGAGAACCTGCAGCCTCATACCGCGGAATCGATTGCTCCATTAGTTGTCGCGTCATTTGACATCGAATGTACGTCGTCCCACGGGGATTTCCCAATGGCAATCAAAAGTTACAATAAAACAGCACGGGAATTGAACGAATATTACAAATCATTGACTCAGAGCAAACAAATATTTCATACCAAGAAAGAAGTCAAAGACAAAATACAATTTCAATTATTTTCACTGTTTGACATCGAACATGACATGGAAATGAGTGAAACAAAACGGTTGACTTATGTGAATCCTAAAAATACGACAATCGAAAAGACCGCACTGAAATTCGCGATCGAAAACCACACTTACGATCTCATCCACCTCATGAAAGATAAGCCGAAGTCGGAAAAAGCTATTTCAGATTTCTTTCGCAAAGAATTAAACATCGCTGAACCCAAATCGCTCATACAACACCTGAAAACAGCCCACGAGAAAATGACGCGTTTCGATGTGGTCGACGTCAAAGTTCGGAGAAACATTTCCACTGAAATGCAGAAATTTAACACGCACATGGAACCCTATAAGTTTCAGATGAAGGTTTCAAACAACATGGAATGTATCATGGCACTGTTCGATAAAAAAACTGTATTTGACAAGATTTCAGACAAGTTCTTGAAAATGGGATTTCCACCACTTGAAGGAGACCCTATCATACAAATAGGCACGACGTTTCATAAATACGGAAGCAAGGAATGCTTCTTTAAAAGTATCATAACGCTCAAATCCGTCGATGACATTGACGATGCCGACGAAATAATAGAATGTAAAAAAGAACGCGACGTCATCATTCAATGGAGACAAACCATTCTGAATATGGATCCAGACGTCATCGCCGGCTATAATATTTTCGGTTTCGATAATGGCTACATTTATGATCGGGCCAAAGAGCTGCGAATACTCGGCAAGGTTCAAAATCTCGGGCGCCTCACTGATTTCAAATTTGATAAGTACAATCCCAGTTTCGTCGTCAAAGAACTGCAGTCCTCAGCACTTGGTCAAAACATTCTTAAATATTTTAACATGCATGGTCGTGTTCAAATCGACCTCATGAAATTGGTCCAGAAAGACTATAAACTGGATTCATACAAATTAGATACTGTCGCGTCCACATTCATCACCGGTAAAATAACTTCGGTTATTGATCATTCAAATGTGACCATCGATGTCACTCAAGGTGTACACCCGAACCACTTCATACAAATAGACGACATAAAGTTTCGCATCATGGATATGAACGGGAATCACTTGACAATCGACAATCCAGACCTTTTTGATATCGATCAAGGTGCAAAGTGGGGATTGGTCAAAGACGATGTTTCACCGAATGACATATTTAGATGCCAAAATGGCACAGATGCGGATCGAGCAAGAATTGCGAAATACTGCATTCAAGATTGCTCGTTATGTAATTATCTCATCATGAAACTCGAGGTGATCGCGAACAACATCGGAATGAGCAACGTGTGCCTAGTTCCTCTCAGCTACATTTTTCTCAGGGGTCAGGGCATTAAGATTTTCAGTTTGGTGTCAAAACAGTGCCTTGACGACGGCTTCATCGTCCCCGTGGTCAGAAAGGCTAGCGAAGACACGGATGAATCCTACGAAGGTGCCATCGTTTTGACACCTGACATCGGAATTTATTCCGACCCTATTTCAGTTCTAGACTTCGCCTCTCTGTACCCGTCATCGATGATATCGGAAAACATATCGCATGATTCCATCGTTCTTGATGACCGATACGATAACATCCCGGGAATCGAGTATATCGATATCCAGTATGAAGTCGACGGGGCACTACAAACTGTGAGATTCGCTCAATTCGAAAAACAAGGCATCATGCCGAGAATCCTAAAGAAATTGCTCAAGCAACGGAAGACGACGAGGAAAAAGATCAATTACAAGACAATATCCACGCGTGTCAATGCAAATGTGTCTGGACTCGTCATTGCGGAAAACGACGACAGTATCGATATAAATAATCTCGAAACGAACACCGTCACGCGTGTTGATAAAAGTGACATCACCGGAATGACTGACACGTTCGACGAATTCCAGCAGGCAGTATTGGACGGATTGCAACTGGCATACAAAATCACCGCGAATAGTCTTTACGGTCAGGTCGGTGCCAAGACTTCCCCTATTTTCCTTAAGGAACTCGCTGCTTCTACCACGGCTACCGGAAGAAATTTGGTACTCAAGTTGAAAGACTTCGCGGAAGAAAACTATGACTGCAAAGTTGTGTACGGTGATTCAGTCATGCCATACACGCCAATACTTCTCAAGCAAAACGAAGAGGTCTTCGTAAAAGAAATTCAATTCGTCGAGTCCGGTGGTGCCGGTGGTGATCACGAATGGAAACCACATGATCATTTCTTGAAAAGTGGTCACAATAAACAAAAGTTAGATATCCACAGCGGCGACGATTTGTACACGTGGACACACGAAGGTTGGCAAAAAATTGTTCGAGTTATTAGACACAAAACTCAAAAACGAATCTATCGAATCACAACTGGTTGCAGCATCGTCGACGTGACAGAAGATCACTCCCTGCTCACTGCAAACATGGACCTCCTGAAACCCGGGTCGCTCACCATCGGCCAAATATTATGCCATCTGCCGTACGATTCCAAAGATGCGATATTTAAGACTGATTTCCTCAAACACGCCTTCGAGTTCGACGTCTTTCAGAAAAAAATAGCATGCGAAGGTCAGTACGAAGCACAGGTAGCTTTCATTTACTTCTCATTCCTCGGGCTCGAGTGCGACACGATCGACCAAATTGGCGAGACATACACTTTACACTTCTCTTCGAGACAAAAGAATGACGCCATGTCCAGCAGTGGTGCGATTAATCAGGTCAGGAAAATAGAATTACTTCAGCACTGCTACGAAGATTTCGTGTATGATATCGAAACAGAAGTAGGTACCTTCCAGGCCGGTATTGGAAACATGATCGTAAAAAACACAGACTCAATATTTATTAAATTTCTGTCGTTGCCTGACGAAAACGGAAATGAATTGACTGGAAAAGACCGACTGCAGGCGTCGATCGACAAATCAATAAAAGTGTCCGAAGGTTTCGATGATGTTTTGGAACGTCGCCAGCAAAACGTCCACAAAGCTGAGTACGAAAAGACGTTCTTCCCGTTCATTATATTGTCAAAAAAACGCTATGTCGGAAACCTCTATGAACATGATGTGAACAAGTTTAATCAAAAAAGTATGGGTATTGTCTTGAAAAGAAGAGACAATGCCAACATACTAAAAAAAATATACGGTGGGATGATAGACATCATCCTTAATCAAAATGACGTGCCTCGATCGATCAGCTACCTCAAAAATCAATTGACGCAAATACAGAACGAAAGTATACCTATGAACGACTTGATCATTTCAAAGACTCTCAAGGGCTCCTACGCGGACCCTTCTAAAATAGGCCACAAGGTCCTGGCTGACAGAATGTTCGAAAGAGACCCCGGAAGCGCACCGCAGGTAAACGACCGGGTTCAGTATCTATACATTCACAACCCTGATAAAAAAGCCCTCCAAGGGGACCGAATAGAAGATCCTGAATTCATAAAAGCTAATGATCTGAAAATAGACTATTGCTTTTATATCTCGAATCAGATCTTGAAACCGGTGTCACAGCTATTGTCTCTTGTCGTCGAGAGAATTCCTGGGTACCGTAGGCCTGCGACTTATTTCCAAGATCTTTGCGAAAAGTTCAAAAAACAGCTCAAAGAAGACAAATTGGCTAAAGACAAGGTCCAGGCCATGAAGGAGACCGAAGTCGAAAAACTGATCTTTGAGCCTGTACTTACTTCGATTAGAAAAAAAATGAAAAATCAAAAGTCGATCTACGATTTCTTCAATTAGTTACAAAATGTAATAAGTAATACACATACCTATTATAAATGATCGTGATATCGTCAATATCACTAAACAACTTCGCAGACACCCTGCTGTATTAACCAATTCAGATACCTTTGATCAACTTTGAAATCTTTCACAGTCACAGTATCCGCAAAAATAAAGCGTTCTGTCCATATGCGATTCAAACTTCGAGCCTCCGTTTTCAATAGAACCTGGTTTAGTACCATCGCAAGTGTTGAAACGTTAAAGGTAAAATATTCCAACAACATGAACACGGTTCCTTGTTTGTCGTCTTGCATAGCTACAATTTTGCAACAGTCTTGGATAGAACCAATTTTGTTTTCGTCGAAATTCACGTGGTTTACAGACTCGGTCACGGATTTCATGTGAAATCCTTCTCCTTTAAATCGAACATCAATATCCAGTAAATTCTCATACGGGAAAACAACGAGCCTATGCTGTGACGTTAAAAAAACATCGACGGTTTTTCCATCTGCATATGTTAAATTCAAAGGAACTGATGTGATCGTCCCTGACAATCCTTGAAAGACGGACAAAACACGACAATGTGTCGCGATCGACAACGGGATATTGCGCCAGATTATCGTGTAGATACGTTCATTTTCGGCAATAATAGCTCCAGGATGAGGATTCGTGCGGGTCCTCATCGCAGCAGAACGCAGCAGGTCCTCATACTGCTTCGCATCAGCCATGGCCGATAAATCAACCAATCCATCGCGAATTGCAGAAATCACAATTCGGAAGGTGATGAACTGTTTAAAATCATTATCGTAGTTGTAATGAACATGAAACGAATCGCCCAAATTGAAGACTGCATCTGGGACTATTTGACTGCATTCGAGTTCGGTATAGGTTAACATCCAAGGAAAGCTCACGTTTCCTCGCATCGGGGTTGTCCACACAGCTTTCTTGAGAACTGGGACGATATCACCCTGTGCGGAAAGGATACCCCTGTAACACTTTTGGCATATTTTATCGTTTTCTGATTCGCATTGTTTGTTCCGATCGCGAAGTTCGGCTGATACTTTCACGGCGACGGCCCCATTGCAGTTGGCGCACGAAGTCTTGAGAACGCCCTTCCCATTATGCGGTGAATATCGACGTTTACTTGGCGAATGATTGGCGGGCGTGAGCATGAGCTGGTCCTCGCGGTGATGTAATTTAGTAAGCGAGTCAATTGCGTCCTTTTCTTGTGAGGCAACTGTTTTCCTTTTTGGAGCCAAAATCTTATCGTTCGAATTTGGCGGCCTAGAAGATGGGCCACGATAAGTGTCGCCCCGAGGAGTGTTCTGAGGTGTGTCTACGCCCGTTTGCTTGACTTTGCCGAGAGTTGTGTTTAGGACATTCGTTTCGTGCGCCCTAGACCCGAAACCAAGCGATGCATCGGGCGCCAGTACATGTGCGTGCGAGTCTTGACGGACGCCCGTGTCGGATGCAGGCAGATAACGTGACACAAGACCACCGCCTTTTTTCGTCATCACAAGAAGCGCGTCGTCAAAGGAACTCCCCAACAAGCGACGAGGTTGTACCTCCCGCGCTCTTGATGATCGTAAGGAGTGTTTGGTTTAACAATGGCACGCGCCACGCGTCATGCGCTGTGCTGTGGCGCCGACGAAGCGAGGGAAAGTCTTCGTCTCGCCACGGAAAACAACGCGTTTTCTTCTCAGCCACGGAAACAAACGCGTTTTCTTATCAGCCACGGAAAAAAACGCGTTTTCTTATCAGTTCGTCATTTTACTCAGTTAGGGTTTAGACGACATTTAGGGTTTAGACGACATTTATGACACATACATGGGATCGAATAAAACTACTTAAAGGTATCTCGCGACATTACATACATAATGGCGATCTCGACCCAAGAGAAAGATTTCCTCCAACAAGATCCACCGATCAGAGGACAGACATATGCATGCTTATCCTTCATATCACCCGAGGATGTCATCAAACAGAAAGAAGCTTTCCAATTCGAGCATTATCTCAAAAAGTTTTCAACCAGGATGAATGAACTCGTGGACGGCATCGCGACACTGCATCCAGAGGCATCGGACACTGTTCGTTCGGTAAAAGAACAATACTCCGAGGTATTCAAACCCTGCTCCTTGACGGCCGATTTCAAATTTTTCGTATCCGAAAATGCAGAGACACTTGACCGAGAATTCAATGAGATCCATGACTATCAAACAAACATCCGTGGTATCAAGGTACGAGGAGTATACGAAAGTCTTCAAGAAGCTCAGAGCAGATGCCAACAGCTCCGTCAATTAGACAACGACAAATTCAACATTTACATTTCTGAAGTCGGGTGTTGGTGTCCCTGGGCGCCGAATCCGAGCGAGATAAAGAACCAAGAATATGCGACAGACAGTCTCAACACTATGATGCAGGAGTACGAGAAGAATATTTCTTCAAAGAACGAGGAATATAATGAACGTAAAAATGATCTTCAAGGCAGAATGTCGCGGCAATCTGACATCGATTCGCTGAGCGACATCCGCGAGACTCTTGACAAAGCAGATCCTAAAACACAACAGATGTCCTAGAATTTAGGGGCTCTGGGTACAGAAGGATACGAGAACATTTGACATGACTTGAGATGAACTTTTTCATCGCTGATAGAAATGTTCTTTGAGCATTTGATGTATTCTTTGCCACCTTTCGTCCTGGGATCATATTTGTATGCGTTACAATTAGTTGCTGGAAACACTTGTCCACGCAATTCATTTTCGATGTCGACGAGATTAGCTTTATTGTGAGACACATTGGTCCCAGCTATGATTCCCAATTCCATTCTGCATTTGTTCTTGTGCTCATATCTCGCGGGGTCCAAAGTATGACTCAAAGGACTGACACTTTGTTTCAGGGATTGTTTGTATGCACAATCATCATAAGTTAATCTATTAGAACTCATTTTATTATATAAATAATATTTTATTTTTCCCTAATCAAAAATAAATGCCTGACATTCGTATGCTATTGCCCTGTCTGATCATTTACCTCAAACGCTTCTTAATAACCTTTTGGATACGTTTCCTGTTTAGCGTAGCGATCATCAATACCAAGAGTAACGCGAGTACGTGTGTGACCAGTAAAGGTGTAGCCGGTTTACGTGTACCGAACTGTCCGTTACAAAACGACCGCCCCACTTCGATGGCGGCTTCCATACTAGAATAAGGTGTCTTTCTATAGGACATCATACCGCACATGGCAACTGCGGTAGACTTCCCAAAGAACGGGAGGTGGCCATTTGGGTTCAACACACCCGATGACTGCTCGAATACCCACCGATCTCCATCCCATGACGCACCCCACCCGATACGGGATTTCTTAGGCTCGCGAATACCGAGTTGCTCGATAACCCTTGATATGAGTGTTTCTTCATCCATCGTAACGATTTCGTCGGTTAGATCGCATATGACACAAGATATAGTCTTTTTATCCGAAAGAACAACGGGTTGAATACGTAACTCTGTATCTATCAGGTACTGTAAATCACTCGCGATGGCGATTTCCTCTTCATATTCTAATATGACGTTGATAGCACCGTATGTACTCGGTGCTATTTTTTCAACTGCACCTTCTCCCCAGTTATCCTTGACAAATTTTACCGCCGGGTCGTTATCGAGACACAATACGAGTAGACCGTCGTCTTCGATGACTTCACCGTTTCCGAACTTCGCGGTAAACCCATCGTCGCGGTAGACGACATCTTGTAATTCGTTCCCAAATTCAAATTGGACACCTTTGTCGACGAGAGCGGTCTGCATTGCGTCACACATGACCTTACCAGAAACTTTTTGAGTATACGGTGCCGAGAGACCCACGTGGTCGAAACTCTTGACAAATTCGTAGGCTGTCATGACATCCCATGGTACCCCGTCGATTACCAGTGTTACAGCTTCCATCAACTTCTGACCATTTTCAGATAACGTACCAATTGCATTTTTGAGTGATATTTTCTTATACCTCCATGGCATAGCCAATACCCTGATCGCGAGTGATGAAAGTGTCAGATAGTCTCCCGCCGATAGATACTTACTAATAACACCTCCACTACTTGAGTCTTTTTGAAATATATCATCCCATTTAATCCCCATTTCCTTGAATAAAGCATTCGTATTGACAAATGCTCGATCGAATACTACCCTGTGTGCGTGTAGATCGCGTGATTTCATCGAAGGCTCCCACCAAGAACCACCAGCTGATGTTTTTTTATCGTATACAACCACATCGTGGTCTGTATATTTCTTCAGTTCCCATGCAATAGACATACCGGTAGGACCTCCGCCAACAACGTGAACCTTCATCTATTTCGTATTAATATTACCGTCACATATTTATTTTACTTATTCGATTCCTACTGGTGGATGGTCGCCCTCGTCGCCTGTTGGTTCGTCACCCCTCTCGACGACAAGCCCTAGCCTGGACCGCGCAAAGAGTTTTCCATAAAAATCCACGACGCGATGTACCCAAAGTCAAGCAGAGATCAGAAATTCTCAACTGCGGAAATGATTTTATCGAAGTCGCGATCTTCTTGATATTTCATGAATTTCCCATCAGAGAATATCAGCAAAGTCGGAAAAGAGTTCACTCCATATTGGTGGATGAAAGGTTTGTTCACCTCATCATCAACATTCATCGCTTGAACATCGAATCCTCCATTTTTTTTTGAGAATGTTTCGATCTTCTCCCACGTAGGCTTAAATCGAGTACAGTGTCCACACCAATCTGCGTAAATGAAAATCAGTTTCTTTTTATGAACGTCATCGTTCTTGTTTTCGAACTCTTCTTTAGTAGAAGACTTTGACAGGTAATAAAGAGCGCCGATGACGAGCAGCGCCATCACGATATTTTTTGCATTGAGTTTAAGCATGTTTCATTTATATGAAGGAATTTTTTTTGTGATTTAATTGTAATCACATGATAGTGGGTGACAAATTTAATGTATCGTTTACTCAAAATGATTATAACACCCCGCTAGAAGCATGGGAACTTCTTCTTAATCAAATGAGAAATACACGGGTCACATTTTGGCTCCCGTTTTTCAATGACGGATCCATAAAGAAAAATCTTGAAAAGAATCTTAATGTAAACATAATTCATCAAAGACGAGATTTTTTTGAATATGAACCCAAAAAATATGATGTGATCGCCGACAATCCCAGTTTCTTTCAGAAACAAAAGGTTTTTCGTCGTTGTCTGGACTTGGGCAGGCCTTTCGCTTTGTTGGTTCCTATGGAAACAATTGAACGTAAATACTTTTCAGAAATGTTTAAAAACGACAAGCGGCTTCAGGTGATCATTCCAAATAAGAGGTATGAATTCGAAAGTCAATATCCTGATTCGTCAGGCAAGATTCCATTCAAGACTGTATGGATTTGCTGGAAAATGGATCTAAAATCTAAAAATAATCTGATATTCGAGGGGTGACCGGTCCACGGAGGTGGGTTTTGGTCTAAATAGTCAGCGTCTTCTTTCTCCTTCGACCGTTAACTGATCTAGTATCAGTCAATTCGGATATGTCGGATCTGGACGCAGTACTGAAGCTCTCCAATCTATCATCGTCATTTTCAATAGACCTCAAAATGTCATCCAAGTTCGAAGGTCCCTTCATTTTCGGCGAGGTAGGAGCGGCGTCGACACCCGGGCCTTTAAACATGCTACTGAACATGTTTGCCATACCCGGTGAATCACTGTTTTGCGCCATTGTGTTCGCAGTAGCCGACGCGAATTGCTTCATCAAGTCCGGGTTCGTTTTCATAACTTGTTCAAATCCTGGTAAATTCGACTTAAACATAGTATTGGTTAGGTGAAACATAAAGCCACTACCGGTCAACGCCATCATGAGACGCAACTCGGGTGCCATCTTGGACTTACTTTTGTATTTTGAGTGCAATTCTTCGAATATGTCGTCATATTCTGTTATATTACCGTTTATGCTTTCGGACCATCCATCAAGCTTCACGTCCAATGGATCGAATTTGTTGTTCAAGAACTCGATGCCAGTGACTGCTGCGACGAGCATTTTACGTTGAAACGACACACTCACGTCTACTGCTTTATCTTTTTTCAACCTCTCGAATTCATTCTTCATTTCATCTAGATCGGAATCCATGTTAAATTTCCTCGGAATTTTTTGTCCTTTTTTCTCCATGCGATCGAATTCATAGAGTAATTCGGTTTTTTCGTTTTTTATATCCTGGCTACTTCTTTGATATGAGTACGAGTTCTTTTCATGTCCGCCTCGTGTTTTGTAATGATCGGTCGAAGTGGCTTCTTGAACATTCTGTGGTTCATCGTCGGACTCGAATATTGGGCCACTGTTTTCGCTTTCGCTTCCGCTTCCGCTTCCTGAAGAAATCGACGAAGCTCTTTTCGATTTATCGTTCATCAAAAGATCGATGCCAGAGAAGTCATTCACATCTAGATCTGGCGAAACATTTACACGTGGAGAAATGGTTTGCTCGTCTTCAGAAGGAACATATGACTCACTGTGAATTTCGAATATTTTGTCCATTCAGTATTTATTAGGAATTACTTACATAAACTTTAAGTGCTTTTCAACGCGGTCAGCGGTGATGCAAAAAATATATCATTTGACGAAATGTTTTTTCATGTGAGATTGCAAATCGAAATATGTTATGTTTTCGTTCTCGTCACATTTAAACAGTTTTATCAAAGCTTCATTTGGAATGATTTTTCGACGATCTGTTTCGTCGCGGCACTTGTTTTTCACAATGTAGTCATTCATCATTTTCGTGATATCCTTCCTCGTGATCGTGGTCGCCGGTTCGATGTTCAAGAATGAATATAACTCATCCGAGAGCTTTATCGGAACAGCGAACCCCGACAGAGCTCGAACTCTTCTTTTTTGTTTCGACGACCTTTTGAATTTCTTTATAGTGACGTTAAATTCTCTCTCGAGCGCTTTACTTTCCAACACGAGTTCTTTTATTATCCTAGAGATATCGGTCAATTTCGCGCAATGACTGGTGAGTTGATTTCTAAACATTCGTTCACCTTCCTCTTCGCCTTTGTTTTCACATTTTGTTTTGTCTTCGTCGGATATTCCAATCGACATAGGGTCATCTAAAACGTTAGAAGACCCCCCTTCGACCATTAATATTACATCACATAAAAAACAATTTAGATACGCCCGCGTGTTTTCGCGTTTTCAGTTCATTTTTTTCCGGGTTTAGCTTTGGTTGTGGCTGTGGTATTTGCCGTAGCAGATTTCGTTGGTTGTGTTGGTTTTGTTGGTTTTGTTGGTTTTGTTTTACGATCTTCAAACTTTTTCAGTTCTTTTTCGCGATTGTTTATAAAGCTTTCGAGAGTATTGCGGGCAGCTATTAATCCAAAAGGAACTGATAGTGCGCCAAGATCAGTCAGAACAGAACCACCTTTTTGTTCAGTCTTTTTTGAAGAAACCATGTTTGAATTATAACAAGATATTTTTATCACCCGTACATCTGATTCGATTCGAAAGAGAAATAAATAAATCAAAAACGAAACGAAACACAACTACAATGTATCTAAACCTTCGCACAAGTGAGTGTTATCGTGTTTCCGAAAACGAACAAACCGTATAGTGAAGGCGTGAGTACAGACATTACTCCGTCACGGGTGCTGCAACCGAATGCTTTCGTCACGACTCTCAACCAAAGTATTATCAATGCGAGCACGTAAATGATTATCGAAATGAGATATGCAGCTGCTATCCACCACTCGATCGAAGACGCCTTCGTTTCCGAGAAACGTTCGGTTTCTCTTTGCAACATTTGTCTAGCAATGACGGATTCTAGAATCATATATTTTGTATTATACCAAGAAAATAATTTACATAAAAATGCTGGCTCTGTCACAATAAATATCCCGCTCATAAATATAATCAATCATGTATTAGTAGATGGCTGAATTTAAAATTCTTAAGACATGGGAATTGGAAACGAGCATCAATCATATCCTACATCAACATGCCGCTATGTATTACAGTAGGCTCAACTTAATGTTCATGTTGCCCATCATAATGTGCAGTTCAGCTTTGGGGACGATTGGGTTCATTGCAAGCAGTGGAACCACAAATGAAGGCTCGGTGCTTATCCCCATCACGATGGGATGCCTCGGGTATATCAGCGCCATATTAACAACGATTCATAATTTTATGGACATACAGAAGTTACAGGCGACTCACTCGCTTCATGCGGTCGAATATAGCAAGATCACACGAGACATCAAAATGCACATCTACCTATCGGAGACGAATGTGAAAGTGTATGCGAACATTGCTGAATATATAAAACAATGTAGAACGAAAATAGATAAATTGATAGAAAGCGCAAACGATATTCCCGAACACATCGAACGCATGTTGTCGCAACAATTGGAATCAATCAGACAACGCGAATCCGTTGAAATCAACGAATTGATCCACCTTTCTCAGCAAAACACACAAGATCTAAATCCCAATGAATTAGAAATACGGGACATGACAGACCTATGTGATATATTAGTCGTAAAAGAAAGAAGAAAAGATCGCGAAGAACACCAGATGAAACCGATCAATTCGAGCCGATCAACGACGCCTAGTGCGACGACGTCGTTGAGTTCAGATGAATCCGACAAAAGCGACAAAATGAGTTCATATGAATCTGACAAAAGTGACAAAAGTGACAAAAGTGACAAAGGTGACAAAAGCGACAAAAGCGACAAATTACAAGAGCGCTTATCCATTGACACATTTCTGAGATTTGTGGATGATAAGAGCGCTAGAAACAGTTGGCGACAACAACTGAACTGAGGGGAGGAGGAGGACGAAGAAAATTCCCGTGAATATAAAGAAAAATCAGGGTCATTGTCATGATTACACCCTTGGAAATTTAAAACGCCGTTTTTCACGACGAAAAAAATCAACAAGTGCGTAATGGCGAATCACACGCCTTGACAAGTTTATCACTCTTGCGAGGTATCACTGTCATTTTTGCTGGTTTGAAACAATCGGGTCTCGCCAATCCCCTGTACTGGTTGGTGAGTAATCCCAATATATTCTTGGAAGCGTCAATGTCCCTATCCAAACAGCATAAACTACATTCGTTGTGTTTGCAACGGATTACACTGTGGATGTTAGACATGATTAAAACTCGGTAGCATCACCTTTCATTGATACGTTTTTGCCTTTCATGTATCCCGCCAAGACACCCAACTCGTCCTGTCTTCGTAATTCGTGATAGCCACCTTCAATATGTTCTGAACCGATAAAGACCATGGGGTAGGATGTTATTTTGTATTTGTTTTTAAGATATTCTATTTCATCAAAGACTCTATCATCGTCATCTACCATTTCCATATAGTCTTCGATCACTACACTGTGATATGTGATACCAGCCTCTTGCAATAGGCTTTTTAACTTAACACAGTTAGGACACACTTTTTTACTTATCACCAACATATGTGAATCTTTTACAGCTGTCAGTAGACTCATTTCATTCTAGGAACACATTTTAGTAGGATTGGTAGACGAGGAGGAATTAAGCTCGTGCCTTCGCGCGAGATTTCTTCTTGACTACTACGGGCTCACCTTCTTCATCACTTTCTTCTTCGATAACTGCTTCGTCGTCACTTGTCTCGACGTCGTTTGAGACTTCGGCAACCACTTCATCGTCGTCATCGTCCGCTTTTTTACCTTCTTTGCTCGCCAATCCCCTGTACTGGTCGGTGAGTAATCCCAAGTCTTCTGACGTTTTGATCTTGTCTTCCATGATCTCTCTGAAAGCAAACTTACTGATTCCAGTATTGGCTTGGATCATGAGCTGATTTGCTTTCCAAGAACAACCAAACTTGCCTCCCGCCACCCAGATACCTCCGCAAGTGGCGATCGCGGTCACCTTCGAGCCCTTCATTTTCGGGATCATGGTGTCAAGTGCGACTTCCTCTCTATTGGACTCGTCGTATGCTGTGCAGCGGAAAAGACCTTTGTTGTCTTTGGCCATCTTCAGACGATAGGTCGGTGGCCATTTGTCAATGACAACGCCGGTTTCACGATCTGTCGGAATACGAATGGAACGAGTGAATAACGCTTCCACGACGTCTTTGTTCTTTGGCTTACGGATCCAAGCTTGAGAGTTCTCAAGAACAGTATCGAGAACTTTCTGATCAATTTGCTCAAGGACGTTATACCAGAGTTGGAGAGTTTCACGAGATTCTTTTTCCTTGAAACTCAGTTCGAGAGAGAAGCTTTGAGACTTGTCTGTGTCATCAGTAAACACATTTACTCCAAACGGTGCATAAGATTGAGGGGTTTGAATCACTAATGGACTCTTATCGTAATATATCGATATGTATTTTCCCCCTTTTTCATTGATTTTCTTGATTTCCCCGAAGGATACTTTAGAGATGTCGAATTCTTTCACGTTGATTACGTCGTTGCCCATTGGATTATTTGTAATATAGTAACGAAGCAAATCTTTAAGTACTTTTCCCCCAACAAAAATACTTAAGAGGATATGTTATAACATCATACAAAGTAGTACATAAGACAAACCAGATGAGTGATACACATTCGCCTGCTAGTAAAAATGAAAATGAAGAAAAATCTCCTGTTGTTAAAAAAAAACGTGGAAGAAAACCCAAAATAGTAATCGACGAGAATTCGAACCAGACCGATGTCA